TATGGACGAAGAAACCAAATTGAGGTTTAACCGTAATAAACAAATGATTGACCTCTCAATGATTCCTCAACAATATAAGGATTCTATTCTTTCGGAGTTCAATAAAGAAAAAGAAGTTGGGCGTGAACTGTTGTTCAACTACTTTGTTAAAAACAAATTGAAACATTTGATAACAGATATACAGGATTTTTAGTATGGCTTTAAAATTATCAATGTCGGATATTCTAACTCAAACCGGCAAACTTAAATCGAAAAAAGAAAAGGTTGCATTCTTACAAGAGAATGACAATCCAGCTTTTCGCACAGTATTAAGACTTATCTATGATAAAGAGATTGAGTTTCTAATACCAGACACAGCCCCACCTTGGAAGAAAAATAACTTACCAGATGCTACCACAATGCTTTATAGAGAAGCAAGGCGTCTAAAGATTTTTATTAAGGGCGGTGGATATGACAATTTAAATCAAATTAAACGAGAAACATTATTCATTTCTTTATTAGAAGATATTGAAGATAATGATGCTGACCTTCTTGCAAATAATATGATTTCACATACACCAGTCAAAGGTGTCACTCTTAAAACGGTTGAGGAAGCATTTCCTAACTTATTCACAACTCCTATGGATATGAGATAAGGAATTTGATATGGCCAAGAGATTTAGGGACTTCCCTGAGTCTGAATGGGAAGATCTTAAAACGCAAGATCGCCGTAAAATTGAACAAAGAAAAAGAAATCAGCGTTCAAAACGAAAGAGAAGAATTAAAGAAAAATACCAACCGTAACGTGTTGACTTTTGCTCATTAATGTATTATAATATACACTTAATGGAAAAAGGAAAGAAAATGACAGATATTAGAAGTGACAAAGTCATTCTAGTCGATTGTGATGGCGTATTACTTGACTGGAAATATGGCTTTTATAAATGGATGACTGACCACGGTTATAAGGTGGTAGAAGAAAATCAATATGAGGTTGCAAAAACCTTTGGTATACCAAAACCTCTCAGTGAAAAATTGGTACAGAATTTCAATGAATCAGCAGCAATAGGGTTTCTTCCGGCGTTGAGAGATGCTGTGAAATACGTCAAGAAGTTAAATGAAGAAGGTGGATATGTTTTCCATTGTATTACTTCATTATCAACTGACCCATACGCAGGTCGACTCAGAATGAAAAATTTGGAGAAACTCTTTGGTAAAAATGTGTTCGAAGAACTTATTTGCCTAGAATGTGGAGCAGATAAAGATGAAGCTCTAATACCTTATAAAGATAGTGGTTGTTATTGGGTTGAAGATAAACCCGCAAATGCAATTGTTGGTGATGAAATGGGGTTAAATTCCATATTAATTCACCATGACCACAATAAAGATTTCCAACATGAAAATATACAAAAAGTTGCTAATTGGAAGGAAATCTGTGAAATGATTTTATAAATAAATCTATGACAGCTTGGATATTTAATTAATGCCAACTTACGAATTTAAAGATACCAATACTGGCGAAACATTCGAAAAAATCTTAAAGATTTCCGAATATGACCAGTTCAAAAAAGATAATCCCCATCTACAACAAATAATTTCTAGCGGACAAAATGTGATTGAGTCTGCGCGCCTCGGTCGTATGAAACCTGACCAAGGTTTTCGTGATTTGCTTTCGTCTATGAAAAACAATAAAGCTTATACAGGAAACAAGATTAACGACTGGAAATAAAACTTTCTTGGTCGTTTTTCGCCATTAAGGAGGTTATACATGCCAAAGAGTCGTATATCGCAGAAAGAGAGAAGAAGATTGGAACGTAATAAAAATGGAACACTTGATTCAAAATTTAGTATGAGACCCATTAAACCAATTACAATCACTCAAGAAGATATGTTTGACAGTTATAAGGCTGGATATAATATTGCCGCAATAGGAACGGCAGGAACAGGGAAAACAATGTGTGCTCTATACATGGGCTTACAAGACATTCTCCAAACTGATGAATATGATCAAATGATTATAGTTCGTTCCGCAGTACAAACAAGAGAACAAGGCTTTATGCCAGGGTCACAAGCCCAAAAAGAAGCGGTGTATTCAGTACCTTATGCAGACATAGTTAATAATTTATTTGGTCGCGGAGATGCTTGGGAGATAATGAAGCAAAAACGCCAAATTAAATTTATGACATCTTCATTCGTGCGAGGACTTACATTTGACAACTCCATTATCGTTGTTGACGAATGTCAATCAATGACATATCACGAGCTTGATAGTATTATCACTCGTGTAGGAGAATCTTCAAGAATTATATTCTGTGGAGATACAAGGCAAGATGACTTATTTAACTCACGCAATAAAAATGATGTAAGTGGATTAGGTAACTTTATTAATGTACTTAATCGTATTCCTTCATTTAGAGTTGTAAACTTTGGAGTCGAGGATATTGTTCGCTCAGGCCTCGTAAAGGAATATATTATTGCGAAAGATAAATTTGAATCAAATAGAAACGTAGTTCATGCTGCTTTTGCAGTAGCTTAAAGGAGGACAACGAGGGTGGCCGGGGTAACTCGGCCATTCTTTATATTTGGATATATAGTATTATGACACAAGAAATTGAAAATCACAAAATAAAATGGTTACGCAAACAAGCGTTCCGAGTAGAAGTAAAAGCAGCTGATGCTGAAAAAGCTCTTACTTGGCTACAAGAGAATGTAGAAGAAAAATCTTACGAATATTCTATCAAAGAAGATTTAGGAGGTTTACATACTTTCTTTTTTGAAAACGCTTCAGACGCTTCCAGTTTCAGAGAAGAACTATTCGGTGACTCTCGAACCGTGAACGTCAGCTAATCAAAAACACACAGGATATATTATGTTTACCCACCACGATCATGGGATCGAATTACCCCATATAACAAGAAAAACAACAGAAAGCGGAAGAAGATATTTCACACCAACAGGTGAAGCATACCCTTCCGTAACCACAGTACTAGGCATTCTCAGTAGAGCAAGTATTGCAGCATGGCGAAAAAGAGTCGGTGAAGAAGAAGCAAATCGAATCAGTTCACAAGCCGCAAGACGTGGCACCGCAGTTCATAAAATTTGTGAAAATTATTTGGACAATAAAGAAGATTGGAAAGATGGTGTACAACCATCAAATATGTTCATGTTTAATACAATGAAACCTGTACTAGACAAAAAGATAAATAATATATGGTTCCAAGAGGCTTTTTTATATAGCGATGAATTGGAAACTGCAGGCCAGGTTGACTGTATTGCTGAATATGATGGTAAACTTTCGGTTGTTGATTTTAAAACATCTAGAAGACCGAAAGAATTTGAGTACATTTCTGGTTACTGTATGCAGGTTTCCTTTTATGCTAAAGCCTTTGAAGAACGAACAGGCGTTCCAATAGAACAAGGTGTAATTGTAATTGGTGTCGATGACTCAGAACCACAAGAATTTATTATTGATACTTCTGAATATTTGGAACATTTTAAGGCTGTAAGGGAAAAATATAAAGAATTGTATGAAAAAGATGCGGTACATAATAATTGATGAGAATATGGGAGTCTTTTTAGGAACATATCAAGGCCATTCCCTAGGTGCCGAACATGACGATCGAATGTATGCGTGTTTTGCTGAAAATAATCCTTTTGGGTTAACCACTGCTTGTTCTTTTAAATCGGAGAGAGCAGCAACTCATTACATCAAAGATATGTTTCCTCACAGAAAACAAGAGGAATTAAGAACATTACCAGTCAAAACAGACTCAGAATTTCCAAGTGTTGTAGAAATGATAAAGGCAGGTTATGGCAAACATTGCCATGATATGCTAGATGTGATGTTTGAGTCAGGAAATCAAACAGTTCACTAAACGTGTTGACATTTAAAGTTTTTTATGTTAATATATAGTATATATGAAAACATCAAATAAATTAATCAACGATGCTCTAATGTTGGCAATTCAGGCTCACGGAGACCAAAGACGCAAATATACGGGCGAGCCTTACGTGCTTCATCCTATAGGCGTATCTAAGATTGTGGAAACCGTAACACATACGCCTGAAATGATTGCCACTGCCCTTCTCCACGACGTGGTAGAGGACACAGATGTGACATTTAGAGAAATCAAAGAACAATTTGGCCCAGTCGTGGCTGAATATGTACACTATTGCACAAATGTTTCCGAAAAGGAAGACGGCAATAGAGCGTTCCGTAAGAAAATGGACGCAGACCACTTCGCTCTAGGGCCGGCAGAGTCCCAGACAATTAAAATAGCTGACTTGCTTCATAACACTGAGTCTATTGTCAAGCATGACCAGAAATTCTTCCACAAAGCATATAAGCACGAAAAAGCATATATGTTAGATATCCTTAAAAAGGCTGACGAAGAGTTAGTCTCTAAAGCTCGGGGTATTTTGGACGAAAACTGGACCCCAATCCACAAGCAGTAATATACTAAAAAGTTATAACGATATACTGAAATAGTCTAAAAAATCTGTTGACTTTTAAAAGCAAACCTATTATAATGGTTAAGTCAAATAGGGAAACAGGTATGAATATTTACGAAATTTATTTACACGGAATCAGTAAAGGTTTTATTAAAGCTTGGTCAGAATCGGCCGCTCGTGAAACTTATTATATGCGTCACGGTGACGCTTCTGGTTTCTTCTTTGGTTATAATGATATTAAGGTGATTAAACGATAATGGACGTAATAAAACACATCGAGCGTAAGGTCCTTGCGCTCCAAGAAGCCGAGGTGGCAATGTTGACTCTCAATAGTCACCTTCAAAAGGAACACTTCCCACCTGAAACTCTGGCAATGATTTCAGAGCTCAAGGTGGATTTGTACGAAATCCGAGATGCTCAAGCCCAACTGGAAAATAATTCAACTTTTTAAAGTAAACGTGTTGACATTTGCTTTTAAAAGTATTATAATGTACACATAAAATGAAAAAAGGTAATAAAGGAGTTGTTATGAAAAATTATTTTACTGTGAGACAGGTTAAAATCTCAGATGCTGATAAGGATCTACCGAATCAGTTAGGTTGGGACGGCGCAATTAAAGCCTCCCCTGCTTGGAAAGCTAAAATGGATAACATGAGAGCATCGCATGATTCTTTCGATTTTGATTCATCAAGTTTAGCTCACTACCATGATTGTTTCTTGGTTCAAGCAGACGATTTGGACGATGTGTTTAGGATTACCAATCTTTGGAATGATCCTGATGCCGTTCACACTTATACCCCAGGGCATTCTACCTCTGTTGGGGATATCATTCAAGACAATAGTTCAGGCGACCAATTCTTGGTCTGTGATTTTGGTTTCAAAAAGGTAGCTTAATGATGTCGCTTAATGAATATTTTGAATTTTTGGATGCTCTTAGGGGGTCAGGAACTATTAATATGTTCGGCGCCCCTAAGGTGCTTCAGGATGAGTTTGGTTTGAGCAAAGGAGAATCTTTGGAAATCTTCAAAGCTTGGACTGAGAAATTTAATCAATAATTGTGGAAAAGGAGATAAATTATGGCACATAATGTTGAAATGATAAACGGTCAAGCTCAAATGGCTTATCGTTTAACAGCCGGGGTTCCCTGGCACGGACTTGGGGTACCTGTCGGTGACGACATGACACCTCAAGAAATGCAAACGGCAGCTGGTCTTGACTGGACTGTCAAAAAAGTCGACTCATTTGTTGAGTTGAATGGTGAAAAGATTCCTACAGGTCAGCAATCGCTGATTAGGGAATCAGATGGAAAAATCCTAACCAATGTTGGTGGTAACTGGAACCCAGTTCAGAACTCAGAAGCTTTTGATTTCTTTACTGATTTCGTTAAAGCTGGAGACATGGTTATGGACACAGCAGGTAGTTTGAAGGACGGACAAATCGTCTTTGCAACAGCTGATGTTCGTGATGGATTTGAACTCTTTGGTGGAGACGAAGTGAAAGGATATCTTCTTTTCTCTAATCCTCATCTTTACGGAAAGGCAATCGATGTCAAATTTGTAATGACACGAGTGGTATGTAATAATACATTGACTATGGCATTGGCTGAAAATAACCAACCAGCGGTTCGTGTATCACACAGAAACGAGTTTGATGCCGAAAAAGTAAAAGAACTTCTTGGTATTTCACATACAAGAATTGCACAGTTCAAAGAGGCTGCAGAGTTTCTTGGTTCAAAGCGTTACACTGACTATGACTTTGAGAGATTCCTCGGTAAAGTCTTTGGCGTGTCTACTAACGACAAGCGTGAACTCAGCAAGACTGGTGTGAACCTTAGCCCAACTGCTCAGAGAGCATTGGAGATTGTTGATAGTCAACCAGGTGCAAATTTTGCTCCAGGTACATGGTGGAATGCTTACAATGCAGTCACCTATATTACCGACCACGAACTTGGTAGGAATGCAGACTACAGAGCTGCGGCCGCATGGTTCGGACACAACGCAAAGAGGAAACTTGATGCCCTCAACGTTGCTGTTGAAATGGCGGAGGCTGCATAATCAGGCTTTTCGGAAAGGTCAACCTCAAGGGGTTGACTTTTCTGGCTTTTGATGTTATAATAACACAATAATGAAAAAGGATATATTATGAGATTTGACAGAAACGGACTAATGACTATGGAGGATGGAACCACCATCAAAAAAGATTCCAAAGGTAAACAAAGAACAGATGCATGGGTCGGCAGATTCCATGTTGGTTGTGCAGGAGATATGCTTGAGCTTGAGAAAATTAAAGACACTGTAAAGTCTATGAACAAACTTCTCAGCCAAGGAGATGCTACTGATAAAAGGGGAAATCCTATCAGGTATAGGATTAAAGTAAAAGGCAGGAAGCCAATCAATAAAGTTATCAATCCTAGAACTGGTCGTGAAAATGGCTTTACGTATTTTGGTGATATTATTGGTGGAATTGAAAACGCCTCTGAACTTGATGCTTACATTTACAGGAGATAATGTGAGTATTAATTGGTTATTTGGGTGGGTCAGTATTGACTACCTACAAGAAAAAGGAATTATTCCTGAGGGATATTATGAAAATAGAATTTAAAACAACAGACGAGGACGGTATAGAAACATTTGCGTCTTTTGATAGCGATTTTGAGCATGAAGAGGATTTTAGAGATTTATTAG